TCGCCCGGAAGAGGCGACATCGAACATTGATATCGGGGCACGCCCCGTGCCCCGAGAGTGAAATGCCTTCAATCCGCGAGACCCTTCTGACCGCCCTGGCGGACCTCTTGCGCACGGTCCCGCACGTGCCGGTCCTTCGCGGCGAGGTCCTGCCCGAACGGATCCCACCCTCGGGCTTGATGATCCTGCGCGATGGGAATCCTGGCGAGCCCGGCGTGACGCTCTCGCCGCTGATGTATCACTACCAGCACCGGGCCGAGCTCGAGGTGATCGTGCAGACCGGCGAGGACCGCGACGCGCGCTTTGACCGGTTGATCGGGCGGATCGGGGCGGCGATTGCGGCGGATCGCACATTGCGTGGGCGCTGCGGTTGGGTCGAGGCGGAGGCGCCGGAGCCCGTGGACCTGCCAGTTGAGGGCGCCGCGAGCCTCAAGGCCGCGGTCGTGCCCATCATTCTGCATTACGCGACCAGCGACGCGCTGGCCTGACGACAAAACCTGACGTTGACGGAGAGAGAACATGGCACGAGCCCAAGGGGCGCGGGCGCAAATGGCGCTGGCGTTCGAGACGAGTTATAGCACGCCGCCCGCGGGCGGGTTCACAAAGATGCCCTTTGCCCGCACCACACTCGGGGCCGAGCAACCCCTGCAGGCCTCTGAGCTCCTGGGCTATGGCCGTGATCCCTTGGCGCCCATCAAGGATGCGGTGACAGCCGATGGCGATGTGGTCATCCCGATCGACGCCGAGGCCTTTGGATTTTGGCTGAAGGCCGCCTTTGGCGCGCCCACAACGACCGGGACTGACAGCTATACCCACCAGTTCACTTCTGGCAGTTGGGCGCTGCCCTCCTTTGCCATCGAGACGGCCATGCCCGAAGTGCCGCGCTATGCCATGTATTCCGGCTGCATGGTCGACAGCCTCAGCTGGCAGATGGCGCGCTCGGGGCTGCTGACGGCCACGGCCAGCATCGTCGCGCAGGGTGAGACGGTTGGCACGATGAGCGCGGCTGGCACGCCCGCCGACATCACCCTCAAGCGGTTCGGGCATTTCAACGGGACGGTGACCCGCAATAGCGCACACATCGGTAACGTTGTCTCCGTCGACCTTACCTATGCCAACAATCTTGACCGTATCGAGACGATCCGCGCGGATGGCAAAATCGACGGGGCGGATCCGTCCATCGCCGCGCTCACCGGCAATATCGTTGTGCGCTTTGCTGATCAGACGCTGGTGCAACAGGCCATCAATGGCGAGGCCTGTGCGCTGGAGTTTTCCTATGCGCTGCCGACGGGTGAGAGCCTGACGCTGACGGCCCATGCCGTCTATCTGCCGCGTCCCAGGATCGAGATCGCCGGGCCGCAGGGCGTGCAGGCGACCTTCGACTGGCAGGCGGCCAGCGACCCTGGCTTGGGACGCATGTGCACGGTGACCCTAACCAATATGCGCGAGGAGTACTGACATGCTGCGGCTGAACCTCTCTCATGAGGCGCAATGGCTGGATCTGGGTCATGGCGTCGAGATCCTGGTCGCCCCCATGACCACGGCGCTGATGATGGCGGCGCGCAAGGAGGCGCAGGGGCAGATCAAGCTGCCAGACGAGCCTGATGATGACGCCACCAACCTCGATACCGACGGCATTGCGCTGGCCATGGCCAAGGCAATGGCGCGGATCGCCATCCAGGACTGGAAAGGTGTTGGCGATGACAACGGCTTTTCCATTCTGGTGAGCCCTGAGTCTTCGAGGCGTTTCAGACGAAATACGTTGCGCGTGCCATGATCCTGGACGCAGAAAAAAACGCCTCACCGCCCTTGCCGACTGGGAGTTCGGCGGGTGCGCAGAGTACTGCCAAGCCTGTGCGCAAAGCTGCAAAGACTGCCCGGCGCGCATAAACGCGCCCCACAGTATGGAAGGCTGGCAAGTCTGGGACCTGGTCCAGCGCCTCGGCGGCCAGCTGCGGGTCTCGGGTGCTGCCGTGATCGGCTGGGAAATGGGCGCAGCGCTGCAATTGGGCGCGGCACTTGGCATTTGCCCCCTCGCCATCGCCGAACTGCTGCCGCCCATCGAGGCGGCGATGGTGCGCAAGATAAATGAAGAGATGCGGGCAGGCTCTGCCCGGAACCCCTGAACCCCTGAACCCCTGAACGGGAACCCTACATCCATGGCGACCAAGCAAGTCTCTGTCCGTCTGTCTGCCACGGGTGGCCGGCAAGTGCGTGCCGAGCTGGAAGGCGTGGGCGAAGCCGGTGCGCGGGGCTTTGGCCGGCTCTCTGCCGAGATGCGCGAGGCCAATGCGAGGCTCACGGCCTTTGCGCGCCGCGCCCAGATTGCCGCGACGGCCGCAGCCACGGCGCTAGCGGGTGCCGCGCTCTCCATGACACGCTCGACGGTGACAGCGGCCAATGAGATCAGCCAGCTCTCCCAGGTGGCCAATGCCACGCCGGAGGTTTTTCAGCGCTGGTCGGCAGCGTCCAGCACCGTGGGGATCGAACAGGAGAAGCTCGCCGATATCCTGAAGGACGTAAACGACCGGGTGGGCGACTTCCTGCAAACGGGCGGTGGCCCGATGGCGGATTTCTTCGAGAACATCGCGCCACAGGTGGGCGTCACGGCTGAGCAATTCGCTCGGCTCTCGGGGCCCGAGGCGCTGCAGCTTTATGTGTCGAGCCTTGAGCGCGCGGGCGTCAACAGCCAGGAGATGACCTTCTATCTCGAGGCCATGGCCTCGGACGCCACGCGGCTCATCCCGCTCCTTCAAAACGGCGGGGCCGAGATGGGCCGCCTCGGGGAACAGGCCGCGCAGCTTGGCGCGGTGCTGGACAGCGACGCCATTGCCGCCATGCGGCGCTCGGAACTCGCGCTGGTCAGCATGGGTCAGGTCTTCACCGGCATCCGCAACAAGGTGGCCGTGGCACTCGCCCCCTCATTGGAGGCCATGGCTAATGCCTTTGTCGCACTGGCCTCGTCGACAAGCCCGCTGTCACGGGGGTTTGATGCGGTGTTGGCCAATCTGGACCGGCTCGCGATCTATGCCGGGACCTTTGCGACCTTTCTCGCGGGTCGCTGGGTGGCCGCCATGGCGGCGGCTGCCCTCTCGGTGCGCGGGCTGGCCACGGGGCTGGTGTTTCTGCGTGGGGCCCTCATTCGCACCGGGGTCGGGGCGCTGATCGTGGGCGCCGGCGAGTTGGTCTATTGGTTTTCGCGTCTGGTGGATGGGGCGGGTGGCTTCGGGGCCGCCATGGGGCTCCTGAAGGATGTCGCCGCGCAGGTCTGGACGCGGGTCTCGCTCTCGGCCCAGGCCTCCTGGGCGCGGGTGGAAAGCAGCTGGGCCGCCGTGCAGGCGGTCATTCTCGATAGCTTTCAGAGCGCCACGGATGCGGTCACAGGCTGGGCCAATGCCACGGTCAACACCTTCGAGGGGACGTTTCTGGCGGTGCAAGCCATCTGGAACGCGCTGCCAGAGGTTTTTGAGCGGATCGGCGCGCTGGCAATCAATGGGCTGGTCTCCGCGATGGAAACCGGCCTTGGGGGCATCACCGAGGCGGTGAATGCCGTCCTGACCTTGGGCGGGCGCCGCCCCGACTGGGCTATCCCGGCACCAGACCTGTCGGAATGGCAAGTGACAGTTCCCGAGGCTGTGCATCTGGGCGAGCGCGCGGCAGAAGCCTATGGTCGCGCCTTCGAGGACAATCCGTTTCAGGCCCCGCAGCTTTTCGGCGGCATGGCCGACGATGCCCGCGGCCGATCAGCCGGATATGCCGAAGCCGCAAGGATGCTCTCGGACGCCGCTGCCCGCCCTCTCACCGCCTGGCAGGCGCTCCGAGAGGCCATGGCAGGAAGTGCGGAAGACGGTGCCGCGGCTCTCGATGACGCGGCAGCCTCGGCCGATCGGCTGGGCGCTGCGCTGACAGAGGCCGAGGAGAGCTTTTCCGGCGAGGAAGTCGCGGCCGAGGCGGCGCGCGCGGGCGGTGCCGCCCAATCGGCCGCCGAACAGATCCGTGATGCGGGCGCGGTGGCCGCCAGCGGCTGGGCCGCGGTCAGCGACACGCTGGCCTGCGACTTTGTCCGGACCGGCAAGCTCGATTTCAAAGGGCTGGTGGCCTCGATCCTCGAGGATCTGGCGGTGCTTCATTTCCGCAACGCCGTGCTGGGCCCCATCGCCAATGCGCTCTCCAGCGCCTTTGGCGGCTGGGGAGGCAGTTCCGTCACAGCAGCCGTGTCGCATGCGGGCGGCATGGTGGGGATTTCCGGGCACTCCCGGCAGGTGCCGGCGCTGGCCTTCGCCGGCGCCCCGCGCATGCATAGCGGAGGATGGGCGGGCCTGCGTCCAGATGAGGTCCCGACCATCCTGCAGCGCGGCGAGCGCGTGCTGAACCAGCGTGAGGCCGCGCGATATGGTGGCGACAGTGGTGCCACATCGCGCGTGCGCATCGAGCTAGGCGAAGGGTTGGTGGGCCACATCCTGGAACAGGCAGGTTCGCAATCGGTCGAGATCGCCCAGAGCAGTCTGCAGGAATATGACCGGCTCGTCGCTCCGCGCACGCTGGCGCGCGTCAGCCAAGATCCACGGCGGAGGGGCTAATGGCACTGACCTATCCGCTCTCCTACACTCAGTTCCTTGGGGCGTTGCGCGTCGAGGAGGTGACATTTCGGCTGTCGCATCCGCAGGAGCACACGCGGCTCGGCGACGGAACGGTGATCAGCGCAAGCCTTGGGGCCTCGCTCTGGACCGGGACGATCCGGCTGGCGCAGGCGAACCACCCGCGCCATGCACAGATGGAAGCACTCCTGGCGCTGATGGATCAGCCAGGGGCGACTTTTCTCTGCCATGACCCAAGGTATCTGGGCCCAGCCAATGATCCGACCGGGGCGATCCTTGGCAGCCGGACCGTCACGGTCCATTCGGTGGCCAGCAATATGCGCGAACTGCGGCTGACCGGTCTGCCGTCAGGGTATGCGCTCTCAGCAGGCGACATGCTGGGGTTTCAGTATGGCAGCAGCCCTGTGCGATACGCGCTGCACCGCATTGTCGTCGGCGGCACCGCCTCCAGCTCCGGCCTCACGCCGATGCTGGAACTCGTACCCAACCTGCGGCCGGGTGCGGCGGCGGGGCTGACGGTGTCGCTGATCCGACCCGCCTGCAAGGCACGGCTCCTGCCAGAACCATCCTATGGCGCTGGGCGCCAGGCGCTCAGCCGCGGCGCCAGCTTCGACTTCATC